AGGGTAATATAGATTTAAAAGATTTAGAAAAACAAGCAATAATTAATACATTTGAGTTGTCTTGTATTATGATTACATACCCATCAACTCACGGTGTATTTGAACCAACTATCAAAGACATCTGTAGAATCGTTCACGAAAATGGAGGACAGGTTTATCTTGATGGTGCAAACTTAAACGCACAAGTCGGATTAGCAAAACCTTGTGAATATGGTATTGATGTATGCCATATGAATTTACATAAAACATTTTGTATTCCTCACGGTGGTGGTGGTCCTGGTGTTGGTCCGATTGGTGTTGCAGAACATCTTGTTCCTTTTATGAACCATCGAGTATCAGCAGCAATTCAAGGTAGTGCAAGTATACTACCAATCAGTTGGATGTATATTCGTATGATGGGTGCTGATGGATTAAGAAAGGCAAGTGAAATATCTTTACTTACTGCTAACTGGTTAGTATATCGTATTGAACCATTCTTCAAAGTATTATACAAAGGTGCAAACGATAGAGTGGCACATGAATGTATATTCGATGTTCGATATTTTGATGGTATCAGTGCTGAAGATGTCGCAAAGAGATTAATGGATTATGGTTTTCACGCACCGACATTATCTTGGCCAGTTACAGGAACAGTGATGGTCGAACCAACTGAAAGTGAATCATTAGAAGAACTTGAAAGATTTGGTGCAGCAATGGTAAGTATCCGCAGAGAGATTGATAAGAATAAAGATATCTTGAAAAACGCACCTCATACAGCAAAGGTTGTAAGTTCAGACGAATGGGTGTATAATTATAGTCGTGATGAAGCAGCATATCCTGCCAATCAAACAAATAAGTTTTGGCCAGCGATATCACGAATCGACAATGTTTACGGAGATCGTAATCTTGTTTGCTCTTGTGCTAACTATTTTGATAATGAAGATGGAACTGAAAGACTGGTTGAATTCAATCAACCAAACAAAGAAAAATTTAATAGATGAAGACCCTTTAGTAGAGAAAGATTATCCACCGTACATAATCAATCGTTGCTTCTCAGGACATTTGGATGCTATCCTTTTTGCGAATGAAATGAATAGGTATAATTTCTTACCAAAGAAGATGCAATACGACTTTTATATAAATACTCTCAGAACTAAGAAGAGATTCTCTCCTTGGCTTCGTAAGGATATGATTAAAGACCTTGATTATGTGAAACGTTATTATGGTTATAGTAACGAAAAAGCAAAACAAGCTTTGAAGATTCTGACAAAAAAACAACTCAACTTTATAAAATCTAAATTTGATACTGGAGGAGCGAAATGAGTGTTGTTAAAGAACCTGTTGTCACATGGTCTCCTGACCAAATGGTGGAGGTAACATTGAATGAACCAGATGATTTCCTGAAAGTCAGAGAAACTCTCACAAGAATTGGTGTAGCAAGTAGAAAAGAAAAGAAGATATATCAAAGTTGTCACATACTTCATAAGCAAGGGAGGTATTATCTTGTCCACTTTAAAGAACTTTTTGCTCTTGATGGAAAACACGCTAACCTTACTCCTAACGATGTTCAGCGTCGGAATCGTATTGCTCAGCTTCTTGCTGATTGGGGTTTGATTGGCATCGTAGATACTGACAAAATACAAGATATTGCACCTTTGAATCAAATCAAAGTATTAGCATATAAAGACAAAAATGATTGGATACTTGAGACAAAATATAATATAGGTAGTAAGAAGAAAAAAGTAGAAGAAGACTCATAGTATAATTTTCTTACAAATTTTAGTTTAAGGAGTAACAAAATGAATGGCAGACTAGACAAAGTTGCTATGACTAATAGACTCATGCAACTTAAAAGAGAACTACATTACAAATGTGAGATTGGAGAGAAAGGACATGGTTTTTGTAATGGAGCAAATGAATATTTAAATAAAACTTTTGATGTATTAGACGAGTATTGGCAATGACTATTAAAGCATCAGATAAACTACCTTACGATCAGTGGTTTGATGAGAACCCTCTTAAGGACACTAAGTACATAGAGAAGGCAGAATATGAAAAGTGTGACATTTCAATACATAAACAGATGTATGATTTTGCTACAGCAGCAATTAATAAGTTGGGAGGATCAGAAGAGTATTGTCAGTAATATTAATAATTTCTTAAGGTTTATAGGGGTTGACACTTTTTTGTTTTGTTGCTATATTATATTTGTTGGACGCAACATGGGAGTGACTGAATAAACTTACTGGCAACCGCTAGTTAAGGTGATGAGATACAGGTGGTGCTGCTACGAAAGTAGAACCGATTCAACCGATCGGATCTCAGGCAATAACGATTTTACTCTGTAGTAATGCCCGTTATTTGTTGGTATACAGGATTCCAACCTCCCTCTTTTTTTTTATGAAGTGTTTGTTTCATAGTGTAGGGGTGGTTTTTACCACCTCTTTTTTTATGGAAAGTGTTATAATTAGTAGTGTCGCCTTCGGGGACAAAAATTCACACTCGCTTATTAAAGGAGAACTATGACTTACTTACAAAAGTATCACACTGCTAATCTTCCAGAATTAATGAAGATTATTTCTAAGAATGGAATTGGTATGGATTCATACCTAGATAATTTTTTCAATTCTTATGAAACCACAACAAATTATCCACCCTACAATCTTATTCACGTAAATAATGTTGAGTCGATACTAGAAATCGCATTAGCAGGATTTAGTAAAAATGAACTTAATGTTTATACTGAATATGGAAAACTTATTGTTGAAGGAAAAAAAGAAGAAAAGGAGAAGGAATCCGAGTATGTCTATCAAGGATTGGCTCAGAGATCTTTCAACAGAACCTGGTCACTATCAGAAGATATTGAAGTCAGAGAGGTTCAATTTAAAGATGGATTACTTACCGTTAAGTTGGGTAAAGTAGTTCCAGAACACCATGCACGAAAAGATTATATGTGATATAATTAGATTAAATTATGTAATTAGATGGATTATAAAACATCTGGAGTTGATATCGAAGCAGGTAGATCCTTTGTAAATGATATAAAGGATACTATTAAGTCCACCCATAGACCAGAAGTCTTGGGTGGATTTGGTGGTTTTAATGGTATGATGAAGATACCATCGGGATATAAAAATCCTGTTCTTGTATCTGGAACAGACGGAGTTGGAACTAAATTAAATCTTGCACGTATGGCAAATGATCATCACGGTATAGGTATTGACCTTGTTGCTATGTGTGTTAATGATGTTATTACAAGTGGAGCAGAACCATTATTCTTTTTAGATTATATTGCTTGTGGTAAACTCGATAGTGGTATTCTCAAAGTTGTTGTCAATGGTATTGCTGATGCCTGTAAGATTGCAGGATGTTCACTTTTAGGTGGAGAAACTGCAGAGATGCCTAAGTTTTACACAACTGGCAAATATGATGTTGCAGGTTTTTGTGTCGGTGTTGTAGAAGAAGACGATTACATTGATGGAAGAACAATTGTAGAAAAAGATATTATTATTGGTATTGAAAGTAGTGGACTTCATTCTAATGGGTTTAGTCTTATCAATGATATGATTACTAAACAAAAATTATTTTTGAATCGAACACCTGAGTTACTTACACCTACAATCATATATGCTCCAATAGTTAAGAAACTTGTTGAAGATAAACTTGTAAAAGGTATGGCACATATTACTGGTGGAGGTCTTCCAGAAAACTTACCAAGATGTATACCTAAAGGTTTAAATGTTAAATTAAATTATAACTCTTGGAATTTACCTGAGATTTTTCAAAAGATTATGTTAGCAGGTGAGATACCACAAGAAGAGATGATAAATGTTTTTAATCTTGGTATTGGGTATTGTTTAGTTACATCTCCTAACAATGAAGAGAATATTCATAACATTATTGAAGATTTAGGATTTAGGTCTTGGACAATTGGAGAAGTTGTGCTATAATGGTTATAACAACGTAAAAAAATGTCAATTAAACTTACTCTACTTAAATCTGGTGAAACTCTTATTTCAGAAATGAAAGAGTTAGTTGCTGAAGATAAAGAACAAGCACATGCATATTTACTTGAAAATCCTCATATGGTAGAAATAAGAGAGAAGTCTTTTTTAACTGAGGATGAAAAGAAAACAGGTGATTTTGGTATTGATGTAACTTTAATACCTTGGATTGTTTTATCTGCTGATAAAAAAGTTATAATCCCAACAGATGTTGTGACTACAATAGTTGAACCTATTGCATCTGTTAAACAGATGTTTATAGATAAGAGTGAGGCATTTAGTATTAAGGAGGAAGAAAATGATTAAGTGTGTACTTGTAGATGTTGATACAGTCCTCATCTCAGA